GCGGCACACAAATACGCAGGAGCATCAGACATTATGTCGAGGGTGCGTTATGCTTATGAGATGTTGCCTAGTTGGATCAAAGCAGGTGTAACACAGTACAACAGAAACTCAATAGAATTTGACAACGGTTCCAAAATTATGGCAACCACAACAACTGAAAACACAGGACGAGGTATGTCCTTAACAATGATATATTGTGATGAGTTTGCGTTCGTGCAACCACCAGAAAAAGCCAAAGAGTTTTGGACTTCACTATCTCCTACTTTGTCAACTGGAGGTAAATGTTTAATTACTTCAACACCAAACAGTGATGAAGATCAGTTTGCATTAATTTGGAAAGAAGCAAACAAAAGATTTGATGACTACGGCAACGATAAAGTGATAGGTACAAATGGCTTTTATGCCATGAAGGCACACTGGAACGAACACCCTGACAGAGATGAAAAATGGGCAGAAGCAGAAAGAGCCAGAATAGGCGAAGAAAGATTTAGAAGGGAACACGAATGTGAATTCTTAATCTTTGATGAAACACTAATCAATTCAATTACACTTGCAGAAATGGAAGGAGCAGATCCAATAGAATCAATGGGACAAGTTAGATGGTGGAAAAGACCGAGACCTAATATGACTTATATGGTATCTTTAGATCCTGCTATGGGTACAGGTGGAGACTATGCCGCGATACAGATATTTGAATTGCCTACATTCGAACAAATAGGTGAATGGTATCATAACATGACTCCTATGAATAAACAAATTCAAATATTACAATCAATTACAAAATATATTAATGACTCAATAGTTGAAAAAGATGCAAGTGCAAATCCTCAAATATTTTATTCAATGGAAAATAATACAATTGGAGAAGCGGCACTAATGAGAGTAATGGATATTGGAGAGGAAAATATTCACGGAATGTTTTTATCTGAACCAATAAGAAAAGGACACAGAAGAAAGTTTAGAAGAGGATTTAATACAACTGCAAAACATAAAATTGATGCTTGTACTAAATTTAAAGAATTAGTAGAAAGCGGTAAAATGGTATTGAATAGTAGTCCTTTAATATCAGAACTAAAAGACTTTGTTGCAACAGGTGTATCGTACAAAGCAAAGCCAGGACAACACGATGATTTAGTGATGAGTTGTTTGCTAATGACACGTATGATGAAAGTTTTAGCCGATTTTGACCCTAAAATATTTGAAAAATGGACCAACAGAGAAACAGAATTTACTGCACCCATGCCGATCTTTGCAAACCTAGGCATATAATAAATACACTATATGAATCCAAAAATATCAAACGACTTGTTTAATAAAATTAGATCCAAGTTTGGTTCTATATCAATAGGTAACAGTAGCGGTGAGGCCATTGCTGATCCTAAAGAAGCAGTATTTTTTGACTTTGAATTTAAGGAAGACGCTGACACATTTGGAAGAATGAGCATATCAATTGCTGATAACGAGTCCATGAAAGTGTTTTACAATAGACAATTAACAGATAAAATTGATGAAGACAGCAAAGAGGAGTTTTTTGCATTTTTAAAAGAGCTTAAAGATTTTGCAGTACAGCATCAACTAAGATTTGATGTGCGTGATATAACTAAATCGAACCTAACGAAGCAGGATTATCAAAATCTTGCAGATACGAACAAAACGGTAAATACTGATGGAATGTCGGAAGAATTAAACAGAATTACTAAACTAGCAGGTATTGAAGTTAAAGAAGGACTTACAGGTACTTCTAAAAGTTCATTTGAAAACCTAGACAAAACAAAATTAATAATTAGACACTCAGGCAAAGTTGACGAAACTGTGCCAGGTGCAAGATCAAGACAAATACAATCACTATACATTGAAAACGAAGATGGTGAAAGATTCAAGTATCCACTAACACACCTAGCAGGTGCTAGAGCAATGACAAGACACGTTGCAAACGGTGGAAGACCACACGATGAATTTGGAGAACATATTATTAAGACATCAGAAAATATTGCAAAATTAAATTCTTTTTCTAGATATGTTTCACACAAAGATCAATTAAATGATAATGCAGGTGATATCATAGAACAAACAAAATTAAGTTTAGAAAATTTAAGAACATACGTAAAAGGTTTATCTAAACAAGCAAACTACGATGAAGCAGTTAAAAATTTTAAAACAACTGACGATGTTGTTTTAGATGACGAAACTGCAAACACATATAAAGAAAAATTTACATTAAAAAATTTAGATACAAGAGTTGAAGATGCACTTCCGTTAATTCATAAAATTATGAGTGAAATAGAAGCGTCAAAAGAACAACCTGTAAATGAATTAGATCCGGGTGATGAACCTATAGATGCACCAGTTGAACCACCGGTGGATCATGGTGCTATTGTTCAATCATTTTTAACAAATCCAGATAATAAATTAGTTTTAAGAAAAGATGACTCTGCAGATAAGATGTTATCAGTTACAACATTCAAAGATAAGAACACAATGTTAGGTTCTATAATGTCAGATATAGCGTCAAGAATGTTAAGCAAGTCAGGTGAAGAAGATAGAGTGGCAAACTTTGCTTCTAGAGTTGCAGATAATTTAGAGCAAGAAGGACAACCATTCTTTAAACCAGATGCTGACTATATGAAGAACAAAAAAATTGCAATACAATTAGCAAAAAGATATATTGACGATTACAAACAAATGAAAGCAGATCCGTCTTATGCCGATGAAGTTAGAATGGATCCGGCAAATTATAATCCTAAAAAAGATAGACAAGGTAAAGCAAAAGAAGATGCATTTGAAACTTGGGCAAATAAAGTTGTCGAAGGAACTTGGGGATTGCCAACTGACAAAGACGAAATAGAAGAATTAAAAGCAATGATGCAACATCCAATCGATGTTGGAACAGATGCAATGAATGCCACACAAACTTTAAGTTCAATGGGATTTGGTGATGATTCATTGTACGATGAATTAGGAAACTTATATGACCAAGAAGGCGAAAGAGCAGATGCTAGACCTATTATTAAAAAATATGTTATGCAAATGCTTGTACCTAAAGGCACTTACAGCGATTCGTTAACACCTGAAATTAAACAAAGTTTAAAACAAGCAGTGCAAGGGTTCAAAGATCCTTCTGACAAACAAATGAGTTTGCCAGGTATGAAACAAAAAATGTTTGCTGGAGAAAAAGTAACATTTGAAGACATCAAACCATATGTGTCTATGTACAAAGATTCAGAGTCTGGTAAAATGGTATACGATGTATTAGACAAAGACGAGAAATCAGCATTCAAAACAACAGATTCAAAAAAAGCAATGGATTATCTTGCTAAAAACTTTAAAAAATTAAGAACAAGTAAAGACGAAAGAGAAATATCTCAGATAATGAAACACGAAGATCAAGAAGAAGCAGAAACGATCAACACTGAATTAGATAGAATCAAGTCTTTAGCAAATTTATCATAACACACAAATCAACCAATTAAATATACATATGAACAATACGTTTTGTGTATATCCGTGGATGAGTATGACTTTTTTACCTAAGGGTAAAACAAAACTATGCGGGGCCAATCAAAGCAGTGCAGTAAACGAGAACGATAAAGTAAACTCTCAATTATTTAAAGAAGCTCGTTTGAAAATGCTCAAAGGCGAAAAAGTCAAAGGGTGTGAATTTTGTTATGTCAGAGAAACAAACGAATATTGGAGTGCAAAGAGAACCGAAGGGTTAAGAATATTTTCTAAATGGACAGACGAGATTAAAGCAAATACTAAAGAAGACGGGACATCAACTTTTAAACCTTTTTACATAGATTACAGAGAAGATGATGTTGAAAAACTAGCAAATGTTATTTCTTCTTTACCACATATGCACTTACTAAAACTTTATAAAATTGATTACAGCAAAGATTGGACACCTGCCTTTTCACAAATAAAAAATCAAATGCGTACTCTATATTGTTGCGGACAAACCGATAAGTTAAGATTTGATAAAGAGTTTTTAGATGTTCCTGCAACAAGGAGACGTGTATCGGTAATTCATAACTTATATAAGAATACAACTGCTGAAACAATAGAAAAGATAAAGTACTTACAAACTGTTTTAACTAAAAGTGAAGACGAAATACAGTTATACATACATCTTGACGATGACATACCAAGGAATTTTTTAGAAACATTCAAAATTTTTGACGAGGCATTTCCTGACATAAGGTTAAGAATATATCCAGATTCCATAAAAACTTTCGGGGGAGATCCTATAGAGTATTGGAACAAAGAAACAGCGGTAATAAGGAAAATGAGAGATATTGTAAACAGCACAGCCAATTACGATATAAAGGCTCTGTACAAAGAACTCTGCGAAAAATTCAAAAATTACCAATAAGCCATATACAAAGTAGTTTAAATATTTCAAATGAATTTTACAAAATTATTTGAGCGCCAGGAATACGGCAACAGGATCAAGAAAGTACAAAAATCAATGTCTGATAATGGTATTGATGTTTTGATATCACAGGATCCTGCCAACATGAATTATCTTACAGGCTATAATGCTTGGTCTTTCTATTATGCACAATGCGTTGTACTTCACGTTAACGATCCGGAACCTTTTATTTTTGTAAGAGATTGTGATAAGGGAGGAACACACCTACAAACATACCTAAAAGATGAAAACATTATTGCCTATGATGGAAAAAATGTACACAATTGGCCAAAGCATCCTTACGATATACTTGTTGAAATATTAAAACAAAGACATTTAGATAAAAGTAAAATTGCAGTGGAGATGGATGCCAGTTATTTTACAGCATATTGTTTTGCCAAATTACAAAACGGATTACCCAATGCAACTTTTGTTGATTCTGAAAGATTAGTGAATTGGGTGAGATTTGTGAAATCAGATGCTGAAATAGATCTAATGAAAGCGGCAGGTAAAATAGCAAGATTGGGAATTAAAAAAGCATACGAAGTAATACGTCCTGGCGTAAGGCAATGCGACGCTGTGGGAGAAATACAAAAAGCTCTCATACAAGGAACGCCAGAGCATGGCGGAGATTATGGTTCATTGGTAACAATGGTTCCTTCCGGTATTGGCACAAACTCATCACATCTCACTTGGACTGATGAAAAATTTGTAGAGGATGAGGCAACTATAATTGAACTTTGCGGAGTAAACAATAGATACCATACACCATGTGCAAGGACTTTAATACTTGGAAAACCCACTGGTAAACAATTAGATGTGCAAAAAATGACCGTGGAGGCTTTACAGGCCGGCATTGATGCCACGAAAAACGGAGTCACTGCTGACGATGTTGCACAGGCATTTTGGAAAGTTCTCGACAAATATGGATTTGAAAAGACTTTCAGAAGTGGATATTCCATAGGAATTGGTTATCCACCGGATTGGGGTGAGCAAACTATGAACATTATTAAAGGAGATCATAGTATATTACAAACCAATACTTGTTTTCATTTAATTGCGGTAATGCAATTTAATAATTGGGGTGTTGAGATGTCCGAATCTATACGAGTCACAGAAACAGGATCTGAACAATTTTACCAAGTACCACAAGAAATTTTCATTAGACAATAAACAAAAAAATTGCTATTATAATCCTAACTTATATAAGGAGAAATAATGAAAAAACTAATGACTGCATTTTTAATTGTTTGCTTTACAATTAGTAATGCTTTTGCGGTTACGGTCGCCTCATGGGGCGGTGCATATACCGAATCGCAAATTAAAGGCTATGGTGATCCCACAGAAAAGAAACTCGGTGTTGATATAAATTGGGTTGATTACTCTGGTGGATTAGCAGAGATCAAAGCACAGAAAGAAGCAAATGCAATCACTTGGGACATCATGGACGTTTTATCCATGGACACCATAGTCGGTTGCGACGAAGGATTATTTGTTGAATTTGAATTCGACAGAGACTTTCCACCAGCACCAGACGGAACGCCGGCAAGTGAAGATTTCTTCACAAGTATGCCTAGTAAGTGTGCTGTAGGAAATGTTTTGTATAGTTGGAATTATGCTTACAACATTGATGCGTTTAGCGGAAAAGCACCAACTACAATACAAGACTTTTTTGATACAAAAAAGTTTCCTGGTAGACGTAGTGTTTACAAAAGTGCATTGACTCAATTGGAGATGGCTTTGATGGCCGAAGGTGTTGATAGCACTAAAATTTATGATGTTTTATCAACTGAAGACGGACTGAAGAGAGCTATCAGTAAATTTCAAGCACTATGTACAGATCCCAACGGTGGATGTGTATTCTGGTCTGCAGGTGCTCAACCACCTGAATTATTAGTTGCTGGTGAAGTTGTTATGGCAACTGGCTTCAACGGTAGATTCTTCAATGCTGAAATTGGAGAAGGTGCTAGAATCAAACAAGTTTGGGATGGCCAAGGTCTTGACTACGAATATTTCGTATTAGTCAAGGGTGGACCAAATGAAGATATAGCAAAAAAAGTAATAGCAGAAATGACCAGTACAGAAATGTTGGCGGGTAGTGCCAAATATATTTCTTATGCACCATGGAGGAAATCTTCATTGGAAGTTATGGCTAAAGGTGAGCCGTGGTATAAAGATGGCAAGACTAATATGATTCCTCATATGCCAACAGCACCACAAAACACTAAAAATTATTTCCTAGTTGATCCAATATTTTGGGCCGACAATGGCGTAGAAATTGGCGAACAATGGGAAAATATGAAATCTAAATTATAATAGATTACACTTTTGTCTACCGTTGTAAGATAACCAAAAATAACGGTAGACAACAGATAAATATAGTAGTATATTATACGTAATGTCTGATATACACTTAGGCACATTAAAAACAAACATAGGCACACAAGGAGGCTTACATCATGGCTACATTGGCTGAAATAAGAGCGAAGTTAAAATCTCAAGAAGTGAATCGCTCCACTTCCAACACAGGCGGAGACAACGCCATCTATCCACATTGGAATATACAAGAAGGACAAGAAGCAGTTTTAAGATTCTTACCAGATAAGGATACTAACAACACTTTTTTCTGGACTGAAAGGAATATGATTAAATTACCTTTTGCAGGTATTAAAGGACAATCAGATTCTAGACCAGTTACAGTACAAGTTCCTTGTATGGAAATGTACGGAAAAACTTGTCCAGTACTAACAGAGGTTAGACCTTGGTTTAAAGATAAATCAATGGAAGATATGGGTAGAAAATATTGGAAAAAGAAGAGTTATATTTTCCAAGGTTTTGTTACACAGAATCCTTTGAATGAGGATAGTACACCAGAGAATCCAATTAGAAGATTTATAATTGGTCCTCAAATCTTTAACATTATAAGAGCGGCGTTACTCGATCCGGAAATGGAAGAGTTACCAACTGATAGTGTAAAAGGTGTTGATTTTAGAATAAACAAAACAACAAAAGGTGGCTATGCTGATTACTCAACATCAAAATGGTCAAGAAGAGAAAGAGCACTCGACGAACACGAAAGAGCGGCTATTGATAAGAATGGGTTACACAACCTAGGCGACTTTAGACCAAAAGAACCAACAGAAGCAGAAGTAAAAATAATCAAAGAGTTATTTGAAAAATCTGTTGATGGTGAATCTTATGATCTTGAAAAGTATGGTCAATATTTTAAACCATCTGGAATGGCGGCGAATATATCTATACCAAAAGCAGACAGACCAGCACCAGTTGAAAAAACTGCTGATCCTGTAAATGCTGAAGTTAAAGTATCTGAACCTGCACCTGCACCAACTACAACTCCAACTCCAACTAATGGAAATGGAAATGGTGAAAGTGCCAAAAGGGCAGAAGATATATTAAAACTTATAAGATCTAGACAAGCAAAATAAACCCCTTAAATTACCAGAGCCTTAATGGTTGACTGTTAAGGCTCTGGCTGTTAAAATAGAAAGTAAAGTTATGGTTAAACCTTTTGACGCAACAAAATTTAGAAAGAGTATTACAAAGTCTATACAAGGACTTGGCATAGGTTTCAGCGATCCTACAGATTGGATTAGCACAGGAAACTATGCATTAAACTATTTGATGACTAGTGATTTCAATAAAGGAATTCCACTAGGCAAAGTAACAGTACTTGCAGGTGAATCTGGAGCAGGTAAATCTTACATAGCATCAGGAAACATTATTAAGAATGCACAAGAGCAAGGCATCTTTGTTATACTAATTGACACAGAGAACGCACTAGATGAAAAATGGTTACAAGCATTGAAAGTGGACACATCAGAAGACAAACTTTTAAAATTAAGTTTATCTATGGTTGATGACGTTGCAAAAACTGTTTCAGAATTTATGAAAGGGTACAAAGAGCAACACGCAGACAACAAAGAGGGTGCACCTAAAGTACTATTTGTTATAGACAGTTTAGGTATGTTACTAACACCAACAGATGTTAATCAATTTGAAGCAGGGGAGATGAAAGGTGACTTGGGTAGAAAACCTAAGGCATTAACGGCACTTGTAAGAAATTGTGTTAATATGTTTGGTAGTTGGAACGTAGGACTTATAGCAACCAATCACACATACGCATCGCAAGATATGTTTGATCCAGATGACAAGATATCAGGTGGACAAGGATTCATTTATGCAAGTTCTATTGTAATTGCTATGAAAAAACTAAAACTAAAAGAAGACGAAAAAGGTAACAAAGTTACAGATGTAAGAGGTATCAGAGCCGCTTGTAAAGTTATGAAAACAAGATATGCCAAACCATTTGAGTCCGTACAAGTTAAGATACCTTATGATACTGGTATGGATCCATACAGTGGATTAGTAGACTTATTTGAGAAAAAAGGCATACTAACACAACAAGGAAATAGATTAAAATACGTAGATTCAAAAGGAAAGGAGCATTTAGACTTTAGAAAAGCCTGGGTTGGAACCAAATTGGATATGTTGATGAATGATTTTGATAAATTATCAACAGCAACTGAAAAAACAGTTGAAGAACCTAAGGAAGAATAAATGGCAGAAATGACTCACGAAGATATCGAACGTATTTGGAATTCATTTTCTCATTACATACCAGAAAGAAACAAAGTAGACGGAGCAGTAGATTTTATAAGCACCTTAAGAGATATTGGTGTTGAAGACAAAGAGCTGAAAGCCTCGTCAGACTACGACCCTAAATTAGAAGAAGGCGTTAATACAGTTTTTGATGGTGAGGAAGAGGATACATACGATGATGACGAATTGGTATACTAGAGTAAGTAAAGACATCTCACTCATTCCAGAGTGTATTAATTATTACCAAACAGAGTATCAACAAGCACGAAAAGAATGTTCTATTTGGGGTAATTTAGAAAAAGCATCAGCATCAATGCCCGGTATTGTTGAACATAGATTTAATCAATTACAAGAGCTCGAAGCAATACTAGAATATCTAAATATTGAAAAAAGAAGACTTAGATCTAAGACTTTTAAAAAGTTTTTAGAAAACTATAACAGAGCATTGACTTCACGTGATGCTGACAAGTATGTCGATGGCGAAGCAGATGTTGTAGACTTAGAAAAAATTATTAATGAATTCGCATTATTAAGAAACCAATGGTTAG